CGTCGGTGGTGAGCGTCGAGGCGTTTCCCGAGCTGAATGCTGAAGTCGGTCTGCCGGCGGTGTTGTTCGCCCTGACGGAAATCGGCGAAGCACCCGACAATGGCAGCGGCAAAACTTCCCTGAGCGGCCGCTTTCAGGTGTGCATCATGGTCGATTCCACCATCAGCAAAGCGGCCTTGCAGGCCGCCATTCTGGCCGCCGAGATCAGCAAGATTTTGCGTGGGCAGTATTGGGGGCTGGACTTTGTCGAAGAGGTGCAGGACGTACGTGCATTCCCGGACGACTCGATGCCGGAGCTGGCGCAATTTGTGGTGTGGATCGTTGAGTGGAAGCAGATATTCCAGATCGGTGAAACCGAATGGTTATGGCCAGTCGAGCCGCCGGGTTCTCTGTACCTGAACGTCGATGGATGCACCGGTACCGGCAATGAAGATCACTACTTTCAACCGGAGGATCTGGCATGGGATACGCCAGCGCCGAACACGACCGGATGATCGCCGCCATGCTGCTGCCCTGCGTGGTGGTCGGCGTCGATTTGATGGCCGGGCGGGTGCGGGTCAAGGCCGGGACCTGGGTCAGTGCCTGGGTGCGCTGGCATAGCCTGGCCGCCGGTAAGGCACGTCATTGGCGTGCGCCGAGTACGGGGGAGCAGGGCGTGCTGTTCAGCCCCAGCGGTGATCCGGCCATGGGCACCTTTATCCCGGGGTTGTATGGCAACGCCGGGACGCCACCGGACAACCGCGATCACGTCGAGGCCTGGCATTTCGACGATGGTGGCTCGCTGGTCTACGACTGGCAAGCCGGCAGCTACTGCATCGATTTGCCCGACGGCAGCCGCGCGACCATCACGGTCGGTGGCTCGCAGTTTGAAGTGACGCCGGAACAAGTGCGGGTGACGGCCAGCCAAATCACCCTGGCGGGTGAGGTGGCTATCGACGGATCGCTGAGCGTGTCCGGCGACATCACCGGCGCTGGCACGATCATGGATGCCGGGGGCAACAGCAGCAACCACTCGCATTGAGTTCACATTCACCTTCAGCCCGCCGCGTGCGGGTTTTTTCATGCCTGGAGAAAAACCATGACGAGTAAAACCAAGGAAGCTTCAGCTGCCAGTGAGGCGCCCGCGCCGGCCACGCTGAGCGTCTTTCGCGACACGCTGTACACCTCGCGGGTGCTGATCCTGCTGGATGCCGAGCGCACCCTGAAAGTCGAAAAGGGCCAGGTTGCGGTGGCCTCGGATGACACGGTGGCGATCGAGTATTTGCACGGTCGCAAGGATTTTGTCGCGGTCGAGGGCTGATCCCATGATCGGGATGATCGGACTGGACCGCCGCACTGGCCAGCTCATTTCCGGCCTCGATCACCTGCGCCAGTCCATCGAGGACATCTTGTCCACGCCCTTGGGCAGCCGGCGCATGCGGCCGGAGTACGGCAGCAAACTGCGGCGCTTTGTCGACCTGCCGGTCAATGACGGCTGGAAAAGTGCCGTGCAAGCGGAAGTGGCCAGCACGCTCGGGCGTTGGGAACCTCGCTTGAAACTAGGGCGGGTGCGCGCCGTGGCCATCCTCGACGGGCGTATCACCTTTGAGCTGACCGGGCAGTACCTGGGCAGTGACGTCACTTTGGAGGTGTCCGCATGACCATGGAACTGGCGGCCCTGCCGCCGCCGCAAGTGCTCGAAGACCTCGACTTTGAAGAGGTCTACCAGGAGAAGCTGGAAGCCTTCCGCCTGAGCATGGGCGATAACTGGAGCGCGGAGCTGGAAAGCGACCCGGTACTCAAGCTGATCGAGCAGGCCGCGTATGGCGCCTTACAGAACCGGGCGCGAGTCAACGACGCGGGCAAGGCTTTGCTGTTGGCCCATGCCGAGCGGGCCGACCTCGATCACCTGGCCGCCAACGTCAACCTGCAACGCCTGGTGATTCAGGCGGGAGATCCGAGCACTGTGCCGCCGACACCGCAGGTGCTCGAAGAGGACGATGCCCTGCGCGAGCGGGTGCAGCTGTCGTATGAGGGGTTGACCACGGCGGGGCCGCGTAACAGCTACATCTTGCATGCGCGCAACGCCTCGGGCCTGGTGGCCGATGCCACGGCGGAAAGTCCGTCACCGGCCGTGGTGGTGGTCACCGTGCTCAGCCTGGATGGCAGTGGCGCTGCCTCGCCGGAATTGCTCGAGCAGGTCCAACTGCACCTGAATGACGAAGACGTGCGGCCGGTGGCCGACCGACTCACGGTGCAGAGCGCCGTGGTCATCAATTACCAAATCGAAGCGGTGTTGTACCCGCAGGCACCGGGGCCGGAAAACGAAGCCTACCTGGCCGAAAGCCAGAAACGCCTGAGCGAGTGGATCAACCCGCGTCGCCGTCTCGGTCTGGAGGTGGCGCGCTCGGGGATCGATGCGCAATTGCACGTTCCCGGCATCGCCCGGGTTGAGTTGCTGGGTTGGACCGACATCAAACCGACCAAGGCCGAGGCGGCGTATTGCACCGGCTACAGCGTGACGCTGGGGGCCTGACATGAGCACTCAGTTACCGCTCAACAGCACGCCGCTGGAGCTGGCCGTGGAAGCGGCCAATTACGAGAACACGCTGATTCCGCTGCGCAGTTTGTACAACGCTGACACCTGCCCGGAACACCTGTTGCCGTATCTGGCGTCGGCCTGGTCGGTGGACCGCTGGAACAACAACTGGACCCAGGAGGCCAAACGCACGGCAATCCGTTCGGCGTACGACGTGCATGCGCGTAAAGGCACCATCGGCGCGCTGCGCCGGGTGGTCGAACCTTTGGGCTACCTGATCGACGTCGTGGAATGGTTCGACACCGTGCCGGAAGGTGAGCCGGGTACGTTCGCTCTGGAGGTCGGCCTGAATGACTCGGGCATCACCGAGGAGCTGTACGAGGAGCTGGCGTGGTTGATCGACGATGCCCGCCCGGTCAGCCGGCACATGACCAACCTGGCGCTCAGCCTGCAGACCGAGGGGGTGCTGGGCATTGCCGTGTGCGTGCAAGAAGGTGAAGAGATCGACGTGTACCCACCGGCCCCGCAAGACATCGACGTGACCGGCACTTTTGGCCCGGCGCTCTGCGTCGATGAAACCGATACTTTGGACGTTTATCCCTATGATTGATAAAACCAGTCAGTTTTTTGCCATTCTCACGGCGGTCGGTGAAGCCAAGCACGCCAATGCCATCGCCATGGGCCTGGACTGGATGTTCACCGAGATGGGCCTGGGCGATGCCAACGGCACCGACCCGATTCCTGATCGCCTGCAGACCCAGTTGATCAACGAATGGCGCCGGGCGCCGATCAACCAGATCCGGGTCGATCCGGCCAATCCCAACACGGTGATCACTGAGCAGATCATTCCGCCGGAAGTGGGTGGTGAGTGGATTCGCGAGATCGGCCTGTACGACGTCGACGGCGACCTGGTGGCAGTGGCCAACTGCGCGCCCAGCTATAAACCGTTGCTGGACCAAGGCAGTGGCAAGACCCAGGTCGTACGGATGAACTTCATCGTCAGCAGCTCGGCGAACATCGTGCTGAAGATTGACCCGGCGGTGGTGCTGGCCACGCGTGAATATGTCGACCTGGCTATCAGTGAGGCGCTGGCCAAGCTGGATCACAAACAGTCAGCGCGGGTGGCGGCCACGATTCCCATCACCCTGAGCAATGTGCAGACCATCGATGACGTGGCCGTGGTCGTTGGTGACCGGGTGCTGGTGACCGCCCAGGCAGAAGCCCAGAACAACGGCCTGTATGTTGTCAGCGCCGAAGGCTGGGCGCGGGCCGCCGATGCCGACAACAGCCTGGAAGTGACCCCAGGGTTGTTCATCCACGTCGAGCAGGGCACGACCAATGGCGACAGCCTCTGGCAGTTGGTCACCGACGCGCCGATCACCCTCGGCACCACCGGTTTGCAGTTTGAAATGATCGCGGGCGGCAGTGGGATCGGTGTGGGCACGTTTCGCAGTGTCACCGTCGATGCCCTCGGACGTGTGGTCGCCGGTACCAACCCGACTACCCTGGCCGGCTACGGCATCACCGATGCCCTGGCCGTCAGCGAAAACCTGGGCGATGTTGCGGATGTGGTCGAGGCTCGCAATAACCTCGGGCTGGGCACCGCCGCGACCGCTGCTGTGCAGCTCCATCTGCACGATGGAACGCCTGATGCGCTGATGAAGGTCGGAGCGTTCGGCTGGGGCGGGGCCGCCTATGCAGTCAGTGATGTGGACATCGGTGGCCTGAACGCGGTGACGGCCCTCTATTTCGTCAGCAATGGCGCGGGAGGGCCAGGTGGCGCGCCCTTTGAGGGTTGGGTTCGCGTCTCGGCGATTACACCAGGTCAATACGCCTTTCAGGAGATTTATGGGAATGCCGACCACACCCTAAACCGCCGGGCCTTGACTGCCGGTGTTTGGGGCGAATGGGAAAGCACTTGGGACACTACCAATCTGGTTAAACAAACCTCTCCCCAAGATGACACCCCAGGTCATGTATTGCTCACGGGGGCGTATGGCTGGGGGCAGGGGGGGATTGTCCTTCCCGACGGCACTGATCTAAACACAATCACCACTGTGGGCATTTACCGGGTGAACACCAGCCTGAACATGCCTGCCGGCGGTCAATTCTCCCCCATGCTGGTTGCAGTCAGTCAAGACACCCTCTGGCAACAAATCACCAGCTATAACTCCGGTACAACCTATACCCGAGGCGCAGTTCAGACCCCAGAGGGATATGAATTCAGTGAGTGGGTAACGGGTTGGAACACTAGCAACTTTGACCCTGCTGCGTACCAGGCGGCACTGGGTTTCACTCCCGTGCAGCAAGGCGGTGGTGCGGGTCAGGAGTCGAATAAGGTCTACATTGGTTATCGACCCGCCTCGAGCGACGTGGGGTTACAGGTTGATGCAACCGACTTCGGGAAGATCTGGACCGAAAGCAATTTTGATCCTGCTTCCATATTTGCCGTCCCTGTCGGCGTGCCGTTTCCATGGCCGACCACTACGCCACCCGAGAAATGCGTTTTGATGGGGGGGCAGCCGTTCAATGTCGAGTGGTACCCGGCATTGGCCGCCGTGTATCCCAGCGGCTTCCTGCCAGACATGCGCGCCGAGTCGATTCGTGGTCTGGATGGCGGGCGTGGAATCGACCCCGACTCTGGGCGCGCCGTGTTGAGCCTTCAACTCGACACGCTACAAAACATGACGGGTGAACTCAGGCTACAGGACGATGATTCGATGTTGCTGGTGAATACCGCGACCGGCGTATTTACGGCTACGGGCTACATGACGAGTGATATACCCGCTGCACCTCGAGTCAGTACAACGGGCAACATGTCTGTAACTTTCAATCCTTCAGCCGTCGCCCGTGTGAGTACGGAAACCCGCATGCGCAACGTGGCTTACAACTACATCTGCAGGATGTATTGATGACTACTTTAGTGAACGGTTTTTTTGATGAGAGTCGGTGGATCGAGGTTTACACGTTCAGCGAAACCACTGGTGAATACCTCGGCCAAAACGAAACGTATGTCAGCTGTGGTTGCGGCCTCCCGGCGGGCGCCACGTTAGAGGAACCGCCCCAAGCCGGGGATGGTGAGGTGGTCGTCTGGAGGGACGAGGCGTGGGTGGTGGTGCCCGACAACCGTGGCGTGGTTTACCGCACCACTGACGGTGCCGAGGTGACGCATTCAATGCCGGGGGAGTTACCGGCTGAGCTCACGGATTTGCCCCGACCGAGTGCGGCTTATATCTGGGATGGTCTCGTTTGGGTGCTCGATGCCGCACGCGACCTGGCGCTTCAGAACCGCCGAGAGCAGTCGTGGATCGAAAACGAACTGCATTGGGCGGGCAGAGAGATCGACAAGCATCTGGATGCTGACCCGGCCGCGTTCAATACTGAGCTCGCCTGGCGCACCTACCGCAATGAACTGCGGGCCTGGCCAACTTCGCCAGACTTTCCAAGCAGTGATAAACGACCGTTAAAGCCGGACGGACTGACCCGCATCGCGTCCTGACGCCCCGCATTGCCGGGGCGTTTTCTTTTCCTTTATTGCACTTCACCGCACATCCCCACGGCCTCGCTGATGCGGGGCTTTTTCGTTTCTGGAGCATCACTCTATGAGTTTCTTTCACGGCGTCACCGTGACCCTGGTGGACACCGGCGCCCGGCATATCGCCACCCCGTCCGCGTCGATCATCGGCCTGTGCAACACCTTCACCGTTGGGCCGCCGGCGACCGCGGCGGCCAACGAACTGCTGCTGATCACCCGCGAAAGCGAAGCGGTGGCGGCCTGGGGCCCGGACGCCGCGATCACCCAGGACTGCAAGGCCATTTTCAAGCGGTCCAAGGCGGTTATTGTCGCCGTCGGTGTGCCGCTGTTGGAGGATCCGGCTGAGCAGCTGTCAGCGATCATCGGCGGGGTTTGGGCCGACGGCAGCCGTACCGGCATGCAGGCGTTGCTCAACGGTAAAAGCAAGTTCAACGCCCAGCCACGGCTGTTGGTGACGCCGGGGTACTCGGCGACGCTGGCGGTCGCCACCGAGCTGGTCGCGCTGGGCGACAAGATGCGGGCGATGGCCATCCTCGACGGGCCGAACACCACCGACGAAGCCGCGATCGCCTATGCCGAAAATTTCGGCAGCAAACACGCCTACATGGTCGACCCGGGCGTGCAGTTCTGGGACACCGGAACCAGCGCTACCGTCAACGCACCAGCCTCGGCCTGGACCGCTGGCCTGTTTGCCTGGACCGATGCCACCTACGGTTTCTGGGCCTCGCCGTCGAACAAGGAGTTTGTCGGCATCACCGGCACCACGCGCCCGATCGAGTTTCTCGACGGCGATGCGTCCTGCCGGGCCAACGTGCTGAACAACGCCAACATCACCACCATCATCCGTGATGACGGTTATCGGTTGTGGGGCAACCGCACACTGTCCAGTGACCCGAAATGGAAGTTCGTCACCCGTGTGCGCACGCTGGATATCGTCATGGACGCCATCCTCTACGCGCACAAGTGGGCCGTCGACCGCTCGATCACCGCGACCTACGTCAAGGACGTGACCGAAGGCCTGCAGGCGTTCATGCGCGACCTGA